TGAGCCCGATTTTGATATCGATGAATTGTTAAGGGGCAATGAGAAAGAAAGATATGAAGGATACAGCGTGGCGATACGAAGCGGGATTATGACGCCAAACGAATGCAGAGAACAGGAAGGATTACCGCCGGACCCCAGCGGGGATAAATTATTTATCGATCAACAATTAATATTTCTTGAAAATGGAGGGAAAAGAAATGAAACGCAAACACTCAAAGCTTAACCCGGAAGGTCTTAATTTCACAAGAAATAAAATTTCCGACGGGATACTCTCTCGCTGGGATAAAACGATTGTGGCAGAAAAAAAGGACGATACCGCATCGATAGATATTTTTGATGTAATCGGCGAAGATTTCTTCGGCGGTGGATTTACCGCAAAAAGGATGTCTGCCGCGCTGCGTTCTATCGGCGAAGACAAAGACGTTGTTATCAATATCAATTCTCCCGGCGGAGACGTCTTTGAGGCGGCTACAATTTATAACCTCTTGGCGCAGCATAAAGGCGAAGTTACTGTCAATATCTTGGGTCTTGCCGCTTCCGCTGCTTCGGTAATAGCCATGGCCGGAGACGTGATAAAAATTTCAAAAATAGGCTTTTTGATGATTCATAACGCCTGGGCGATAGTTATGGGGAATAAAAACGATTTACGCTCGGCAGCTGACACTCTTGAGCAATTCGATAAATCTATCATAACCGCCTATTCTTCCAGGACAGAGCTTGATGAAAAGAAAATTGCAAAAATGATGGACAATGAAACCTGGATCGGCGCCGATGACGCTTTAGAGTATGGTTTCGCTGATGAAATGATTGAGGCAAAAAAAGCCCCCGGAAAAGACGGGGAAAAGCAAACCAAGGCGCAGGCTAAGCGGACGATAGAAATGGCGCTTGCCCGCGAGGGTTTTTCTCGTAAAGAAAGAGAAGAAATTTTCCAAAGAGCCGGCGTGCGCGATGCCGCCGACCCTGTCCAGCGTGATGCGGACGCGGAAAAATGGGATAGGCTTTGTGAAACAATGAAAAATTAAAAAGGAGGATTAAAATGGATCCTGAAAAATTAAAATTAGCGTTTGAAGAGTTCAAGGCTTCACAGGCAGCTGCAAATGAGGCCCTTAAGAAGTTGGTTAACGAGCAGCTTAACGGCACCAAAGAAAGTATCGCCAAAGCTCTTGACGTAGCCAACAAAGCCGCCGAAAAAGTACAAACCTGCGCGGATAAGATTGTCGCAATCGAGCAAAAACTCGTTGCCAATATTATGTCCGGCAGAGAAGCGCCCAAATCTTTCGCGCAAATTCTCGTTGAAGACCCTGCCTATAAGGCATTTGCGTCGGGGCAAAGCAACAAATGCCGTATCGTGCTTAAAAACGGTTTTAAACCGCAAATGAACACGATTACCGGGCAAAGTGGAAGCCCAGCGGCTAATTCCGATACTTTAGTGCCCGCCGAGCGGCGCCCAGGGATTATCCCGGGTGCATTCCGTACATTACGCGTGCGCGACCTGATTGCTTTGGGTAATACCATAAGCAACGCGGTCGAGTTTACCCGCGAACTTCTGTTTACGAACAACGCCGCGGAAACCGCTGAAGGCGTAACCAAGCCGGAAAGCGTATTGACCTTCGAGCTTTATAGCGCTCCGGTCGTTACCATCGCTCACTGGTTGAAGGTTTCGCGTCAAATCGTGAATGACGCTCCTGCGCTTATGGCTTACATCGAGAATCGCCTGCGCTATGGCGTAGAACTCCGTGAGGAAACCCAAATTGTCGCCGGTAATGGTGTGGGTCAAAACCTTATAGGTATGACCGTTTCCCCGAATTACACCGCTTTTACCCCCACATCGGGAGACACGGCGATAGATTCCTTTAACCGCGCTATCCGCGCGCTCGATGCCGCGGATTACCCGGCTAATGGGATTATCCTGAATCCCGCCACATGGGGAGCTATCGAACGCTTGAAAGACGAAAATAAGAATTATCTCGTTGGATCGCCTTTCGGCGCCATAGTTCCTACTCTTTGGGGTAAACCAATTGCTTTGACCGCAAGCATGACCGCAAACAAATTGCTCGTTGGAGCGTTTGATATTGCGTTTATGTACCTTACCCGCGAAGAAACGGTTGTTGAAATGTCAGAAAGCGATGACACCAACTTCCAACAGAATCTAATAACCATCCGTGCAGAAAAGCGCGGCGTATTGGGCGGTTTAAGGCCGGCATCTGTTCTTTACGGCAATTTAACCGTCTAAGGAGAAAATTCGGCATGAAGATTATCGCCAAGCGTCCATTTATAAGCTCAAGACGGGATATTGGTAATGTTCCGCAAGGGCGCATATTGGACATTGACGATGCTTATGCCAACATGCTCATAAAGGCAGGGCTTGTGGAGATATACTCCGCAAGCCAGCCTTTGCGGGCAGACAAAAAATCTTTTTTTGTCAACCCCATCGGGGCGAATGCAAAGAATGGGCAATCATCGCAAGCGGGCCAAGCCTCACAAAAGCCGACTGCGACAAAATCAAGGCGTGGCGCAAAAAAGACGAGAAACGCCGGGTAATAGTCGTAAATACATCTTATAAGTTGGCTTTATGGTCCGATATTCTTTATGCCTGCGATGGGGAATGGTGGGATAAGTATATCGAAGATGTTCTTTTAAAATTTAAGGGGGAACTCTGGACGCAAGATGTTCCAGCGGCGGAGAAATATGGATTAATCAAAGTTGACGGTGAATACGCCAAAGGCTTAGGAAAAGATAAAATCCATTACGGCGCTAACGGCGGCTATCAGGCGATTAATCTTGCATATCTCCTGGGCGCAAAAAAAATAATTCTGCTTGGGTTTGATATGAAACGCGGAAAAGGGAACAAATCGCACTGGCATGGAGATCATCCGGGGAACTTGAACAAAGAAATGCCGATGAAAACATGGCTTGATAATTTTCCGAAATTAGCAGATGACTTAAAAGTAGAAGGCGTTGAAGTAATTAATGCCACAAGAGATACCGCTCTTGAATGTTTCAAAAAAGTAAAAATTGAGGATGTCTTATGTTTAAAATAATTACCGCCCCCAGTGAAATTATAACCATTGCTATGGCCGCAGAATTTATGCGCGCGGAATTTAGCGAAGAAGAAGAAACCATCATTTCATCTTTTATTACCGCCGCCCGGCAATGGTGCGAAGAATACTTATTCAGAAGAATCGGAGTTCAAACTATAGAATTAAGAGATAAAGGATTTCCAATCAATAATTCTCCGATTGTCCTTCCCGCTCCACTTATTTCGGTGACATCGATAAAATACCTTGATGGTAATAATACCGAACAAACCCTTGATCCTTCCGAATATATAGTAAGCGATTCCGCCCCAGGGCAAATTATTCCGGTTAATTCATGGCCGGAAACTTCAAAATCCGGAGATTCTCTGCGAGTAACTTTTAATGCTGGATATTGTGATCCGGGTGAAAGCCCGGCCCCGTCCGAAGGGTTGCCGGAAGCAGTTAAAATTGCGTGGCTTATGCAAATTGCGGATTTATTTGAAAATAGGGGTGCGCAAGTAGAAAGAGCATTATCTGCGAACCCTACTTTAGAAAGATTGCTTGCGCCATACCGTTTAGAAATGGGAATCTGATGGAATCCGGTAAATTAAACAAAAGAATAAAAATATCAAAGCTTGTTAGCGGAAGCCCTGTCCGCGATAGCCTTGGTACCCCTAATACAAGCTGGGAAGAAGTCGCTACCGTCTGGGGTGCTATAAGGCCACTCTCCGGAAGAGATTTTTTCGCACAACAGCAAATTCAAAGTGAAATTTCTGTTGAAATAAAAATAAGATATCGGGATGATATTTCCTCCGGAATGAAAGCGGAATATTATGGCAAAACTTATATGATAAAAACGATTATCGATACCAGGGAAGAACATCGTGAATTGCTTTTAATGTGTAGCGAAGGGGTAATAAATGCCTGACGTAATGACTGTCCATATAACCGGATTGAAAGAGCTTGAGAAAAAGATGATTGCTCTTGGCCCAAAGATTGCCCGGAAAGCGCTAAAAGGAGCTTTGGTATCCGGCGCAGCCGTAATAAGAAAAGAGGCCCGCGCATTAGCTCCGATAAAAGAAGGTAGATTGCGCCGGGCAATGTATATCAAACGCATGTCAAAACCCAATCCTTTTAAAGAAAATGTTATTTTTGGCGTTAGGCATGGCAAAAAAATGGCAAAACGCGACCTTGACGCTTATTATTGGTCTTTTCTTGAGTTTGGAACTAAATTTATTAAAGCAATGCTTTTCATACAGAAAGCGTTCAAAAATTCGCAGGTAAAGGCTTTAAATAAAATAAAAGAAGTTCTTACTAAAAAAATAATGGTCTTGGTGAGGGA